TGCAAACAGCCCTGCGGTATCTCACACCACAGGGCTGTTATTTATCATCTTGTATTATTCCTTTTTCCTGGTTCATCTGCTATATAAGAACCATCCTTTATCATAGCTCTTACCAGTGAATCTTTCGCATTCTTCCATGGCTCATCAATATATTTATGGTCAAACTTATTAATAAACCATTCAACATCATCTCTTACTCGCTTCATATTCTCAATATAGAGACTGTTAGTTGTCTTAATAAATTCATCTAACATATCCCCCTTTAAAGAATTAGCTGCCTGCTCAAGCAATATGCCATAATGCTTCGTACAGAATCCCTTACATGCTTTATACTTTCCCCTGAAATCACTATCATGCTTATACATATGAAATATAGTGTCCAGATATCTCTGAAATGTGTTATCAATCCTTTCACATACAAAGCATGTGCCTTCAAGCTGTTCAGTATACGTTGTCACAGCCGGTTTATCTGCTTTCTTAAACATAGACTTTCCTGCCACTTTTCCATCTTGCAGACTTTCAATATCATTAATCACCCTGTCAAGATGTGTCTTCATGACAAGTGCAAAGCCAAGTCTGTTCTCACAGTCATACACTTTCTTTAAATGTTTCTGACAGAAACCCTTTTTATCAGTCACAGCCCTTATATCATCTTCCATATAACTAGGTCCCATTGTATAGCTTACTGCATCATCCTCCAGTGCCTTATACATTGAACAAATCGGACATTCACAGTCTGATGAAAATGCATCATTAACAGGTATAGTATATATCTTCTCTTTCATAAGTACTCCTTTAATCAGTCTTTTATAAATGTATTCTATCATAATATTTTATTAATATCATTCTATTTATTATTTTTTAAATTCCGGGTTATATGCATAGAAGTTCTTAGAATCCAGCTTGCTCTGTATAATCGACATAGCTTCTCCGAATCTCTGAAAATGCACAACTTCCCTTTCTCTTAAAAACTTCAGCGGTTCATACACATCCGGATCATCACGGCAGAGTCTTAACAGATTATCATAAGTACTCCTTGCTTTCTGCTCGGCTGCCATATCCTCTGCAATATCAGTTATTGCATCCCCCTTTGACTGGAATTCAATTGCGCAGAAAGGTACACCTCCTGCAGCCTGCGGCCATACTCCAACCGTATGATCAACATAATATGCCTCAAACGGAGTTCCTTTTATCTGTTCCATTGTAAGATTTCTTGTAAGCTGATGAACCATTGTACTGACCATTTCAAGATGGCCAAGTTCTTCCGTGCCTATATCAGTCAGCAATCCGGCAACCTCCCTGTATGGCATGGAATATCTCTGTGAAAGATATCTCATTGATGCTCCAAGCTCACCATCTGGTCCACCATACTTCAATAAGATATACAGTTTTTCTACCTATTTATATATGTATGCTATCACAATACTGTTATATTTGCAATCCAGTATGATATACACTGTTGTATAAGTGAATAATTAGTTAGGAAGTCTTAACTCCATACCTGCATAAAGCATATCATCAAGTGTCATTCCATTATGCTCTGCAAGTTCTGCTGCTCTGCCTTCATCTCCAAGGTAATCTCTTGCAATCTGGCAGAAACTTCCTCCTGGTTCTACAACTGCCACTCTTTCTTCTGCATCCTGCGATGTTTCCTCTTCCGGCTCTTCCTCACTTTCCACTGGTGTATCATCTTTAGGATAATACTTAGCTTCCATGGCCGCCTGATAATCTGCATAGTTGTAGCCTGCAGCTTCAAGATTCTGTCTTCTCTCTGGATCATTACCATATTCTCCGCGATAAATTGCATCGATTACATCTTCGTCAAGCTCCTGACTTGTCTGATCATCCGGTTCTATTGATTCATCTTCATCACTTATATCTGAAATACCAAGAAGCTGATTATATACTTCATCTCTCATAATGTCGTAATCGACTCTTGTACCATCATCAAGCTGATGGTTACTTGATTCCTGAGACATTGCATATCTGTCATCACAGATTTCTCCATCATCATTCCAGTGAGCTTCCCATATAAGTGCACCATGTTCAATAAGCTCATCTACATTCATATAAGTATTAAGCCAGCTATGACTAGCATAGATTCCTTTAGCCTTAATATCTGCTAATTCATCAAGCCAAGTAATAGCCAAAGCCTGTGTACTATAATAATCAATGCCATGTCTTTCCTTATATCCGTCAGCATCCTCAATATCAAGAAATACCCCTATAGGATTGCTCTTGTTATACCACTCTCTGACATGAGCTGCTTCACTTCTCGA